TATCAAGAATGGGAGAGTGGTATGATTAAGGCTGAGTTAGCCAACCCATTCAATCAACTTAGTATATTGACAGATGCGGTTGATAAGGTTCCGGGAACAAATGACTCCTACACATTCACATATAATGCTGAATTAGCCAAAACTAATCCTAAATATATTTTTATTGAAGACGATGGGTCAGGTATGACTAAACCAAAGTTTACTGAAGAACAAACAAAAGTAGCTAGTGACTTCCTTCGCGTGCAAACACGCAATGCTGTAGACCAACAGACAAAGACTGATCTTCAAGCAGAGCCTTCTATTCAATACGCTCCTAACTATAATAATAACAACAACAATGGTAATGGCAATAAAACAGATAAAGTTTCTTATTATGAGAAGGCCAACAATGCTATGAGAACAGGTAATTTAGGTGCATTAAATACTACAGACTACAGCTTCCATTTTGATAATAAGGGCGGTAAGAATGTAATGTATGTGGCATCAGGAGGTAATGTTGATTATGGAACAAAGCCTGATAAATTCAAACCTGTTACAAATGCTGATGATTTAGCTTCTTACTTAGCAGGTATTGATCCAAAGCAAGCTCAAGAAGTTTACAAAGAAGGTAAAGATCAATTTAAAAATATTCATGGCTTTACATTATTTGGAGCTTATTTACCTTCAGATTCAACATTCAGCCAAGATAAGATATATAGCTCTTCAACATATACCGATGAGGAGAGAGAAAAAAGAACAGGTCAAGCTTCATCAAAAACCAAAACATCAGGTGGAAGTGCTGAAAATAGCGGAGGTAACGCTAGAGGGGGCTAGTAATATTATAAGTATATTTGCATATGAATGAACAGCTATTAAAAGACTTCATTGCCACTGCACAGAAGTATAATTACAATTGGAACAAGGCATTTGGATTATTCCCTGAATTAAAAGGATACGATCAGCAATTATTGAAAGACTATGTTGCTACTGCCGAGAAGAATAATTACGATTATAAAAAAGTAAACTCGCTGTTCCCTGAGTTTGGTTTCAATCAAGAACCTGTAAAAAAAAAAGAGTCTACCGTATCGGCTTCCAAATTGGAAAAACCTACATCGGGTTCTTCTTCTCGAAGATTTGAGGGGGTTACTGAAGAGCCTATTTCTCAAAAGAAAGTCAGAACTGAAGACTATTTAGATCAGGTTCAAAACATTCAGAAAAAACCTAAGGCAACAACTCAAAAGGTTGAAAGCACATTTGAGCAACCTAAGGAAACAAAGCCAAGTGTAGAATTTGATACATTGAGTGACAAAGAAGCCATGCAAATGATGGCTGAAGACTTTGGTAAAAAAGAATTTGAGGCTTATTCTTCTATTAATGAAATTCCATCCTCAAAAAAACTTAGAGATTTAGATGAGGAGACAACTGCCAATATTTTAAATAAGCAATTTGAAGGAACAAATTTAGAATTTAAAAAATTAGGTTGGCAACTAACAGTCACATCAAAAATAGGAGATGGTATTAATAGTACTATTCTAAACCAAGAAACAATTGACTTATCAGATCCTAATGCTGACAAGGAATTAAAAAGTTTTGTCTCTACCAATCTAGTAAAGAAATCAGAAAGAGAACAGTTTGAAAATGCACAAAGCGTAGAAGACTTAGTCGAATTAGTTGGGTCTAATCCAAATAAATTCAAAGCATCATTGCTAGAAGGAATGGATGTAGATAGTTATTTTGAAAGAGAAAGACAACTTCTTAATGGAGAAATGACTAGAGCTAAGGCTGATACTTATGATTCTGACTTAAAATCATACGAGCAAAAAGTTGCTAAATTCAATCAGGATGTAAAAGGCGGTAAAATGTCTAAGGCTGATTTTGATGCAAGATCATCAGAGCTTGAGAATGAACGTAATTCTTTGACGCAAAGAAGAGACATTATGTCAAGCGTCATTCGTAAAGCTGAAAAGATTGATAAGCTTACAAATAACTTAGAAGATGCCAAAGTTATTACGGCTGCCGAAAGAGAGAAACAAGGTAGCCTTACAGGTCTTGTACTTAGAGGTGTTGGAGAAGGATTGACAGATGTGTCTCAGGCGATGATTGACTTTGGTATTGCAGGAGCAGCAGCTGTAACAGATGCTAAAACTCTTGCAGATGCAATTACACCGGGTGAATATGAAAGGCTAAAAGAGTTAGGATTCAGTGATGATGAGATAAAAAATGAAATTCAGAAATCAGTAAAAAACAAAGCAAATCAAGTTTTAAGAAGTGTTCCTGATGCATTTGGTATGGGAACTACTGAAGAATATGCAAAGTCAACTGATAGAGGAGTTATAGAACAAGCCGCTTTTGCGATAGGAGAAAGCTTAGGAGCTGTAGGTGGTGGTCTTGCTACCGCAGGAACTAATGCAGGATTCTTTGCAATGTCATACAATGCACTTGAAGACCAAATGAGAGGTCCTCAATTTGATGCATTGAGCGAAAATGAAAAGAAAATAATGTCTGTACCTTATGGTCTAGTCATTGGGGCTCTTGAGAAGTTAGGAGCTAAAGTCGCTACAGGCGCTGCAAAAAACAAAACGCTCGGAATGTTTTCTGAGTATATCATGTCAAAGACATTTAGCTCTCTTCCAAAAAACGCTTCGCTATTAGAAATTAAAAGTGCAATTGACAAAAGTGTTGCAGCGAGCGTAGCTAATGGAATGCTTAAGATTACAGGTGCAGGTATAGTTGAGGGTGGTACCGAGTTTACTCAGCAGATTTTTGAAGGAGTAGAAAAGGATATAGCTAATAGAATCATCCAATCAAACCAATTAGACAAAGCCAAGGAAGAAGGTGGTGGTACTGTATCCAAAGAAATATACAATCAAATTGTACAGAATAAATTCTTTAAAGATGCTGCTGACCTATCAACTACTGAAGGTATAGGGCAGCTATTAAAAGAATCAGGTAATGCATTTCTTGTTGGAGCTGTAGCCGGTGGTATGGGTAGTACAGCATCAGTCGGTGTAGTAGAACCTATATCAAACAAAGTTTCAAATAATAGATTTGCTGTATATAGAGATATCATATTAAATGATGATGCCCGTGAGGGAGCTATATCTTCAATAAATAAAAAGGTTGAGGATAATCAAATAACAAGGGAACAAGCTGATGAGGAAATAAAATCCATCAATGAAGCGTATCCTGCACTAAGACAAATACCAACGAACTTTTCAGTCGGAGCTCAAAGGGAAGCCTTTGGGTTATTGATGGAAAGAGAAAGTTTAGATAAAGAAATAAAAGATAAAGACCCTAACCTTGTTGCAAAACAAAAGGATAGAGTCGCTGAGATTAACGAACAATTAAAAGGATTAAGTTATGCCGTTCAAGAGCAAGGCACAGATGCGGTTCCTGTTCAGTCAGGAGCCGGAGTTAGCCAACAAATGGAGGAAGGAAAACCCGCAACAGAACCTCAAGTCGTTACCGGAGAAACTATCACAGAAGAAGTTGAAGTCGAAGGACCTAAAGCAGAGCAGCCTCAAGCAGAAGTCGCTCAAGAAGAAGTAGTTGAAAAGCTAACTGTAAATCCATTAGAAGGATATTCATTTGAATATGAATCAGAGAATGATATTCCTGCTGAACTCAAAGGAGTTGAGCCAACAGGCAGAACAGAAACCAAAGTAGGTAGAGGCAAGAATGCTAAAACCAATCTAAAGCTTACATTTACCGGGCAGCAGTTAATAGATGCAGGGTTAGCAGCTACACCTGAATCGCAAACTGAAGTTGTACAAGAGACTGTACAACCTACTGTACAAGCAGCGCCAACTGCAAAGATTGAGACCATTGAGGTGCAGGAAGTGCCACAGGTTGAGCAGACATTGGATGATCTTACTCAGCAAAACAATGTGCTTACACAGAATGACTTTACTGCAGCGAAAATACGTAATGTAGGAAAGGAGAAAATTGTTGCTCAAATTACAAGAGCTGCCAAGGCAATTTCTAAAGTATTGCCAAAGGTTAAGATTGTTGTTCACGCAACACCTGAGGCATTTGTTGAGGCAACAAAAGACATGGACGGAAGACTATCAGAAGGTGGTCTATATGATCGTAAGACAGGTCAGATACATATCAACCTTGAGAAGGCAACCAATAGAACGGTACCTCACGAGGTATTCCATGCCTTGATACTATCAAGAGTCAACACAGATGTTGAGGCACAAAGACTAACTCGTTCAATGATTAACTCAGTTCGTAAGTCACTCAAGAAAGCTGAGGGTACTGCTGAGCTTATGAGTTATTTAGAAGAATTTGAGAGTAACTATGACGAGAACATCAAGAACGAAGAGAAGTTAGCTGAGTTGTTTGCTATATTGGCAGACAACTACAAACAGTTGCCGCCTGCATCCAAGAACATTATAGTTCGATTTTTAAACAGATTAGCTAAAGCTATTGGTCTCAAAGAAATGACAGACCGTGAGGCTATTCAGTTTATGAACACCTTATCAAGAAAGGTTGAGACGGGTCAAGAGATTGAAGCTCGTGAAGTAGGTCAACAGAAAGAAGGTGATGCTGCTGTAAGAAAACAGAAGACAACAAGCCCGGATAAAATTGTTGATGATGGCACCAAGGCAGGAAAGACTGATGCTGAGATTAGACAAGAAGGAAAGGCTGCAGGATTCACCAATAAGGAGATGACTGAGGCGCTATCAAAGTACTATACTAAGGAGCAGAAGGTATTTATGAAGTCAGGAGTCAAAGGACTCGTAGGCAGATTTGTAGATGGTGCTAAAAAATTCAAGCAAAAATTCCTTACATCTAAAGGGTTGCTTCCAAAGATTGGGTTTACCTACAAAGAAAAAATGGAGGGTGAGATATCTGCTGAAGCCAATCGCGCTGCTAAGACAGCTAAGAAGTTTGGTGTCCTATTCGATAAGTTTACCGGTGACAAAGAACTTCTATTGAAAGCTTTCGACAAAGCGTTAAGAGGTGATAAGTCAATCCAACTTCCTGCAGGATTTGCAGCATTGGCTAATGAGATGCGTAATCACATTGACAGATTATCTCAAATGCTTATTACAACAGGTGCTGTTGAAGGAGATATGGCTGATGCCATTAGAGAGAACATGGGATCCTACATCACAAGGTCTTATGAAATTTTTGATAACAAAAACTTCAGACAGAAAGTAGGAGAACAAGAACTTCAAGCTGCTAAGAACTTCTTGAGAACAGAACCGGGTATGATTTCATTGGCTAAAGCTGAAGCTGCTCGTACCGGAACAACTATTAATGAAGCGCTAGATATATTGGTTGATAATAAGATTGATGAATATTTTGCTGACGCTGAGACAGGAGCTTTGGTTAAAGGGGCAAAGCTTGGCTCTAAGGACCTTTCTACATTAAAGGAAAGGAAAGAGATTCCTGAGCAGATTAGAATGCTTATGGGTGAATATTCTGACCCTGCAATGAACTATGCACGAACAGTGTTAAACATTTCAAGTCTTGTTGCAAGACATCAGTTCTTGACGCAAGTCAAAGAGGCAGGCATGGGTAAGTTCTTCTTTGAGAAGAATGACTCGCAAAGACCTAAAGGATTTGACACTGAGATTGCTTCTGAGGGAAGTGATACAATGTCACCATTAAATGGTCTTATGACCACTCCTGAGATTGCTGAGGCATTTGATTTATATAATGGTAAGCAAGGTGAAGATCATTGGGCTCAACAAGCAATCAAGGTTTACTACAAAGCAATGGGTTTGGTGAAGTGGCTTAAGACAATTGGATCTGTCGCAACTCATGCCAAGAACATATTTTCTAATTTAGGATTTGTTGCTGTAAACGGACACAGTCTCATTGAGATTGGTAAGGCAATAAAAGTTGTTGCGCAAGACCTTAAAACAATGAGTAAGCCTGAGGTAGAAGCCAAGATTGATGAGTACATCAAGGCAGGCATCATGCGTCAGGGAGCGGGAATCAATGAGATTAGAGATATGTTCAAGGATGCTGACATGGATGGCTTCTTAGAAAGAAGATTGTCAATGAAGAAGCGCAAAGGAGTTATGGGTAAAATCAGACAAGCAATATCATCAAGGTCATCTAAAATTATATCTGCTATGGAAGATGCATATCAAGCTGAAGATGATATGTTTAAAATTGCAGCCTATGAGACTGAGATGAATAGATATGCTGATGCGCTTTACAACAAGTCAAAAGACCAATTGACTGATAAAGAAAAGCAAGAGGTATCTGACATCGCAGCGAATAATGTGAAGAATACATATCCAACATACAGTAGAATACCTGAGGGTATCAAGAGACTCAGAAGGTTCCCATTGTTTATTGGATCGTTCATATCATTCCAAGCTGAATCATATCGTACTGCTTACAATACAATTGCTTTAGCTAAAGATGAACTTAGTTCAAAGAATAAAAAAATTAAGAAGATTGGAGCAAGAAGAGTTGCAGGTGCGTCTTCATATCTTACTGCCAAGACAGCTATGCTCTCTTACTTAGGATACGCAGCAGGAACAGGTATTGGAGGTGCGCTTGGTGCTTTATTTGATGATGATGATGAGAAGAAAAAAGAGAAGGACGTAAGAAGTTTCTTACCGCCTTGGTCTCAGAACTCTGACCTTATCATATTAAAAGCAGCTGATGGTCAGATTGAGTACATTGACTTTAGTGCATCTGATCCACACGGTGGTATCAACAAAGCACTCAATGCATTCTTAAAAGGAGATGACTTACTTGACTCATTCAAGCAATCAACACTTGAATTAGTTGGTCAATTCCAAGGTCCGGATATCTTAACCAACCTTGCTATTCAATTGAAAGGAAATGAGAATGACTTCGGAAAGCCAATCTATAACGAAGAAGATTCGTTTTCTGAGAAGGCAGATAAGATATTAGATTATGTGTATAAAGTTGTTGAACCGGGAACAATTACGTCAATAAGAAAAGCGTCCGCTAGTGAACAATCACTAGGTCAAATTGCTTTTGGAGATGCAACAGGTCTTAAAATAAGAAAGTCAGATGTTAAGGAGCAGTTTGGATATAAACTTGCTGAGTTTGATGAGTCATTCAAAGATATCAGAAAGATTTACAACTCTGAGTATTATAAGAGTATTGACATTCAAGAAGACCCTAATGCTACTAAAAAGGATATTCAGGAGCAAAATAAAAAAACAGAAGAGTCTTTGATAAGAGCTAATGAAAAGTATGCTGCTAAAGCGAAGGAGCTAATGGATTTGATTAACTCAGCTAATAGATTAGGTGTTGACTACGATGAGCTTATCAATGAACTTAGATTCATTAAGAGCACCATGGGTAAATCAAACATCAGTGAGATGGAGAATGGTGGTGATGAGTTCATCAAAGAAAAAGAAGACTAATCATAGCGGATATATTTGAAAGCTTTCTGCTTGTCATAGTGGGCCATCAGTTCATCGTCATTAACTGCACCTGATCTATTTGGCCTACCGCTGAACAGGACCTTGCCCTTTAGCTTCTTGAGCTCACCATAGATGATACCATCATCGCAGGCCCATACAACCACAGGGTTGAGGCGCTTGTCAATAAGTTTGAGTAGTTTCCTGCAGCCAACCGGTAGTGGATAGGCATTGGCAATATTCTTCTTGCGACCCTTTACCTCAACGTATGAGATAAGAGTTCCCTTGCTGTCAAATACTTTGTAGTCGATATCGTGATCGCCTAGCTTTTGATATTTGCCATCGAAGATAGATACGAAGCGTTCAATCGCTTTTTTCTCTCGTAGTCTATCCTCTTCTGTCTCGAAATAAGTCATCTTTCTTCTCAAGTAAATTCTCAAGGTGCTCAATTGCTGACTCTACCTCGTCTCTAAACTTTTGGTATTCACGGTCAACTAAAGCCTCGTAGACGTCATCTAGGCAGTCGTGTATACGGTCCATGTAAACAAGGATGAGTTTAGCTCTCTCGATACCGCTGCCCTTTGCCATCTATGGGTTATATACTATGGAGTTAAACATTCTATTAATCTTTGATTCAACGTACTCCTCTTCACCCTTTGGTGTCCTCTGCTCAATGAGCTGAACAATTGAGTCAATGCGCTTAATCTTATTGAAGTATCGTTCGTATTCATTCTTTTTGTCTACTAGTTCTTTAAGTGACGACTCAAGAACTTTAATCTTTCTCTTGTCATCAAACTTTACATCATCAAACCATGTCTCTCGGAACTCCTCATAGGTGTCTGCCATCATATCAAATTTGCAGGCAAACTGCTGATCAGCTTTCTTTAAGTATGTAAAGTTATTAATATAATGAATAACAGTGGCATGATCTTTACCAATTGCACGTCCAATGTCAGATAAAGACACATTGGTGTAACGCTTCATCAGCTTGGCATACATCATTCGTCCCTCGACTATGTATCTCTTTCTGCACTTTTGAGTTAAGTCAAATCCTAAGAAGTCAGATACAAATTCAAGTGTTTTTGTTGTTTCAAAGCTTTCGTTGCTCATAATTGTTTTAAGTGTTTGTTTTCGTTAATTGCATCTAGGTATTCATCTACTGTCACTTCCAAGAAGTCTACCAACAATGGTATCTCATCATCTTCGTTCAGGTATTCAATCATAAAGAACAAAGGGTCTTTGCCCTTTATTACTCCGTAAATATCCTGAGTGTACTCATTATCCTTTGGAAATGAATTTACATTGTCCACAATTTGAAAGACAATCTCTTTTATTGTCTCTTCAGAATACTTTTTTACTTTCTTTTGAAAAGGGTAGTCAATATCAAATAGCGCTCCCTTATCCTCTGTATACCTCAACGTAGATCCCATGGTCTTCTAATTCTTTATGTCTATACTTTTGTAACTCAGACACCTTCCCGGTACTTGTCTTAACCTCATAGAACTCAACATCGCTCTTCTTTGGTATCGCAAGCAGGTCAGGTATCCCATTCTTGTTTGTTTTTATTAACTTAATCACGTAATACCCCTGAGCCTCAAGCTCTTTAATGAGTTTAGATTGGATTTGTTGTTCTGTCATAACTATAAAGTTATGAACTTTCTTCTGATTTAATTCTCTTTTTATAACCATTACAGATATCAAGAATAAAATTCATTCTATCTTCCTCAGAGTCAAATCCTGCCATCATTTCATCAAGTGTATCTCTTAAAATATCAACTTGTACATTAATTGACTCGTGCTTTTGCTCCTCCTCAATCTTCTTAGCTTTGTTAAACTCATTGATGAATAAAGTCATATGATGCTCACCTAATGCGATGGTCATCATCTCTTCTAAAAATTCTACTGCTGTCTGTTTCATATTACTCTTGGTTTAAAATATCTCGTTTAAAATGTGATACTGTGTAGTCTTTCTTCTTTGACACTGCCTTGTAGACAAGGTGCTCAATTCCGCCCTCAGAGAATAGCCAATAGATATGGTTCTCCTCCCGGTCTTTAGTTGTCATCCTGTCTCTAGCCTGCCAATATGATGTGGCACTGAAGTCAATGTTGTAGAACACCAAGCAGTCAGCTCTCTTCAATGAGATACCCTCACGACCTGACACAATCTGCAGCGCAATATGCTGACACTTGTCATTGTCAAAGTCCTCAAGTGTTGTTGCTACATTGTCGCCAAGCACTGACTTGATAGCCTCAAGCTCTTCCTTGAATTTGTAAAAGATGCCAACACGCTTGTCGCTGAAATTGTCAGCAATGTACTCAGCCTTAGTTGCAGCAAGCACCATGCTGTTGCCACTCTCGAACTTGACAGTTCCGCTGTACATCTGATGAAGTTTGCTCATCAACTTGACAGACGTGTCACCAAGAATGACCTCTTCCTTACCCTGAACGACTAAGTTCTTCTTAAGTATCTTAATCATACCGTTCACCTTAGGGTCAACAGGTACAGTGACAATCTTCTCTGTGGTCTTAACTACGAAGCCGGCATCACTCTGCGAGAACCGTATGGTGTAAGGTATCATTGCATCAATGATTGTTTGGTATCCACCTGAATAGTCATTGATCATCAGGCCGTTTATCTTACGCTGCTTCACATCCACATAGTCCTTAGCAAACTTGTAGAAGTTGCTGTACGCTCTGAATGGGTTGGTTGGTATGCCATACACCTGATGGAACATCTGAGAGTACGACTCAGGAGTTGGTGTTCCTGAGAGAAGTATCACACGCGAACCATTCTTGGAAATTAGACTCTTGACTGCTGATGCGCGACCACTTGGCTTAGGGAAGGCTCCCATGCCATGCGCCTCATCCAACACAACAACGTCCCATCGAACGTCCGGGAGTTTGTGGATGCTCTCGTAGTTTATGACGTGGAGGTTGTAGTCACCTCCTATCTTCTCACTATCATCAGTGATAGACTTGATTGCTTTCTTCTTTGTAAGGAACAGCACGTTGCTCACATTCTCTAAGTTGTCGCATATGCTCAGACTTGTAAGAGTCTTGCCGGTGCGAACCTCCATTGCCAAGTAAACAAATTTGTTTACTCTGACAATCTCGCACGCTTTGTCAACGATATCCTTTTGGTATTGTCTTAGTTCGATAGTATTACTCATTTCGTTTTCGTATAAATGTTTGTAGTATTTGATACTCTTCTCCATCTTCTCAATGATGTCTACATTACGTTTGTACTTTAGCTCATACTCAATGCGAGCAGTCTTGCCTCTGCCAACTTTCACAGGAATTTTCTGCATAATTACTTTATGCATTAGCTCACTGCGTTCAAACATCATTTTATTGGAGTAGCTTGGGAGCCGTTCAATAACACCCAAGCCCTTGTAGTCCATAGCCATTAGAATGGCATTGTATCTTGGTATTCAAGTTCATGCTTACGTCTGATGCGTATCCATCGCCCTTGTTGGTCACGCCCCTCTTCAGGTGGCACACCTTCCTTGAACATAGCATAGGCAGTAAGCCACTTGTAGAAACGTGTGCGGCTAATTGTCATGCGTGACTTAGGACCGTAGTCAGGATACTCAGAGATGAACTCATTGTATAGGTCTTGCTTGTACACTCGGTTACCCGGGTCAAGCAATGTGTTTGGTGCAGCATTGTCAACCAACCCACACCACTCGATGAAGTCGTGGCAGGTCTCAGCTGATAGCTGACGAACATTGAGATTGACAAACTTGCTCTTAACTAATCCTGTGTTCAGGTATCCCTGCAAGCATCCAATCATGTAGTTGTCAAACTGACACCACTCATCATCACCCCAATCACCAAACATCAGCTTCTTGAATTCATCCAAAGGAGTGAACTCTTTCGAGTAATACTGATGCAGCTCTAGCTCCCACTTGCGACGTGCAAATGAATTACCGCTACCCTTGATGGCATAGTTGGTTGTGATGGCAATCTTAGGAGACTTCTCGAATGGTATCTTGATAGCATCCTTGTTCTTCTTCTCTAGTGTCAAACCCTCTGTTACTACGCTAAATAAGCGCTCGAAGTCAAAGTGTTTCTTGACGTCATCGAACACAAGTATCTGTGTATCTGCTGATACCAACTGATAGGCGAAGCTACGCTCAAATGTAAAAGACTTACCGTCAATGGTGACGACCTTCTTCATTTGACTAAGCGCGTTCATGAATAGACCCTTGCCTGTACCACCCTCAGGGTTGTCGCTGATCACCTCATCATTGAGGATGATAGCCGGGCAGTACTCGCGTGTCTTGTATGCGTGCAGCATAAAACCAATTGTGCTCTCCATTGATGCTATGCGACTCTCGTCATTACCACAGATGTTACTGATGAATGTCCTGAAGTCACAGACACCAATCTCGCAACCAATGTAGTTGCGGTCAATGATGTGGTCCTTCCAAACATAGCCACCAAGGTCTAAGTAGTCAATTGGCATAATCTCACCCTTAGATATCTTGACGGCACAGTTGCGGTAGTAGAGGTATGATGCGTTGCGGGTATCCTCAATGAAGTAGATGTCAATGGTATTGATCATCGATAGGAACTCTTCCTTAAAGAATCTTGTTTGGTCAGCGAAGTAGTTGTAGATTGTCATGTCATCCAACTCAATGAGGTGGTTGAGCACGAAGTCCTTAATTTCTTTCTCTGAGGTATGGTCGATGAGGTTATTGGTAACCTTCACAAAGACATAGTTCTTACCACCTTCAGGGCAGTACTTATAGAACCCGTTGTCTTCCAAGAACTGCTTGAACAGGATGTGTACTATTTTAATAGCGCCCTTTTCGTTCTTGGTCCAAAAGGTCTGCTTTGAGTTCTCTTCCTCAACTTTATTGAGCACTGACTCAATGACGTCACCATCAAGGTTGGTGTCATTGAGCTGATTGCGTATCTCTTTGCGTGATACACCACGCCTGAGCTTGGCGCGTATCTGATTGATGCGCTCCTCATCCTCGTAGTACTTGGTACCAAAGTTCTGCGTTCGTGCGTATGCTGAGTCAATGGTGCGCTGTATCTCACCGATGTCAAAGTCTTGTGTTGCGTATTGGTTGAGTACGTATGCCGCTAAGCTTTTGTTGACACCAAAGTCATTGAACGCTGATGCCAATACAAATACGTTGGCGTTACGCTGACCCTCAACCATTGGGTACTTCTTGATCCACCACTTGACCAAGATGTCAACGATCTTGTTCTCGTCAGTGATTGGAATGGTTGGTGCATCCCGGTGCTTGACCACCTCATTGTACTCAGGTTCCTCAATCTTGTCCCATAGTGATGAATGCTCATTGATGTAGATGAGCGGGTCGTATGACTCGTAGCACACACGACTAATGTTTTTGGATGTCTTGTCGAAGTATGGGGAGTTGAAGTATCTTTCTAAGCTGTTGAAGTAGTTGGTGTGGTTCTCGGCATCCGCAGGTATCTTAACCAATACCTTGAGGCCATTACCTGATGGAGAGATAAAGACTGAGTACACGTACTTGTTCTTTGTGAATGTCTCCTTGTCGTTGAGCAAATCCTTCTGACGCTCGTAGCCATCGAAGTCTAAACAGATTAGACCACTGTGCTCAGTGATTGCATCGTCAGATCGCTTGTTGAATGTTCCGCTAAAACATATTGCCGGAAGCAATTTCTTTAGCTCGTTTCTCTCGGGTTTTTTCTTCTCAGAACGTATCCGTTTTACGAGGTCCTTTGAAGCACCTTCCTTAACTCTATCAAGAATTACACTAACATCTCTGAAGAACGGAGTAGAGGTTTCCTTGATATTTTGGAAGATTGTGACGTATTTTAACATAAGTGTGTCGTTTTAGTTGTCGATTTGAATGGTCAAAGTTATTGATTTTATTGGTATGTGTCGATTATGTCAGTTATTTTTTTCTTTTAGATTTAGAAAAAAAATAATATTATATATAATAAATATATATATATATAGGAAAGCCTTAATTTGACACAGCTACTTAAATGCATCTTTGAATAAGATGTAGAAGAAGGTTAGCACCACGACTAACTTGTAGATGGTATAAATCATAACAATACATTAAACATTATATATCCAACTGTTATTCCTGATAGGAAGCACAGTATCATTTCATATCTTCTATCCATACATCAATGTTGCTATGAGTGCTACAATGCAAATGATTGATATAACACCAAGGAGGATCATGGTGCTATACGCAGCTACTTCTTCTTTGCGGTCTTGTCTATTCAGTTTCATCTAGGTTTGATTTAATAGTTAGCATTAGTTTTATTTTTCTTTTGAGACTATCTCTCTTAGCCCTAAGCTTTTTTATGTCTTGGTTTATTAGATTTATCTCGGTTGATAGCTCTTTCATATGGTTTAAAATGTTTTGCTTAATCTTCATGCATAATATAAATTATATTTATTGTTGGTATTTTTTCTTAATGTGTTTTTGAGAGTAGAATATTTTATATTTAAAAAATCAGAAGCTTGCTTTATATTATCGTAAAATATACCATTAACAACATCTATAATTATCTTTGATTTTGAGTGCATAGACCCTCTTTTATTAATTAATTTCATTCTTTCTGAATGATGCTTCTTCCAATCATCACTTCTCTTTACTCCATACATGGGGTTTTTATCGCCTTTAAGAAACGATTTACCTTTGTTCCATGGTGTAGCTCCACTCATTGGATGTTTATTGTTCTTAAGCCAATTTCTGCTATTAATAGATATTGTCTTTTTTTGTTCATCTGATATAATTTTTCCTTTATGAGCTAATCCTATTTTGATTTTTGTTTCTGCATTCATACATTGGTAAACATCGTCACTTTTTGGTATACTACAATTGAGTCCATTTTCTGATATCACATCATACTCAATTCCAAATTTATTTTCATAGAACAATTTTTCAGACGCATCACATTCATATATTATTTCGAACAAGTGATTTTCCCAACCATACTTACTTATGGATCTACTTATTTTAATTTGACTCTTTACTCTATTGGTTTTGTATCTATAAATTCTATCTTTAATATTTATAGTAGAACCTATATATATTTTCCCGGATGGATTTGTTATTTTATATATGTAAGCTTTCATTTGTTTTTTATTTTTTTCATAGCTGCTTCACAATATAAAGCAAAATCTAAGGCTTCTTCCTGAGCCTCTCTTAACCAATCCTCTAGTTCATAATCGTCTCTATCGAGGGTTGTGTTGTACTTCTTGATACCAACTTTGCTGCGCTCGTAGAACTTTGTCATTACTGATAGGACAATTGTGTCCTCAAAACTCTGTGGTTCGGTGTCGTGTGTGATGTTCATAACCTTTAGGTGTTAAAAAAATAGTTTTCTGAGATTCAATTATTATGTCTTCGTGTTTTTCAATTGGTCTGTTGTAGTAATCATCCCATCTTTTGTTGTCTTCAATAGTCCAATGAATGTTGTAAATTACATTTACTACTGATATGCATATTGCAATTACTGATATGCAAACTGATACTATTTCTTCTTGGCTCATTCTTCTTCGTTTACGATTTCTAATTCACCGTCAAATGTGTAGCCCGTTAGCTTGAGCAATTTATCGAGGTGATAAACCAAATCATCGAGCGTTACATCTTCGTGTTCGAACTCATAGCTCGCTTTGTGTCCGTAGTGTGTGATTTCTATCTTCATCTTATTCTGATTTAAAGGTTTGGTTATGAAATTGGTCAAATGACTGCCATTTGTCTTTTAATTCGGCATCTATTGCATTATTCCAAGTAGTTTCCATTTGCTCGTGCTCCATT